CTTGTTTTGTTTCATCAGTATAAGTAAGACCATACGTGGCCAATTGAGCACTTATGGTCTGCATATTGAACCAAGGAAAGATGGCTGGATTAATGTTAGCACCATTGTCATCTCCATATGCAATCAAATGGACATCCTCCTCAAACATATACACGTCCTTTTTCAAGTGGGGAGGCATTAATGCCACATATGCCATACGAAATACAATACTGTTGAATAGGACGTTAATAAGCGTGGTAAAAGGATTTCCACTCGGTTGACTGTTGAAAAGCCGAAACACACAGCCATTACGTCCAATCACCATCGAGCGGGTTAAACACAGCCAGAGATGACGTCGTATGGCATGTTCTTCCGGGGTGGCGCCATATTTCGCATAGAACCCTTCCACAATGCTGTACATTTCCTCAAGTATTTGGTTGCTAAGACTACCATCGAAATTCGTATAATCACCCGCAATGCACGTAGGACCATCCCAATGAGAAAGATACACAGCAAGTGTTTCCCACTCTCGAGAATAATAATTGATCCCAAGTGCGCTCTCGTTAAAGAGCCGGTTCTCTTGAACAAATGAAAGAAACCGCATAAAATACATACGGAATGCGATGGTGAAATGCATAGGACCTGCACAAAAAACTCGAGTCTTGTGTTGTTCTATCTTCGCGAGAGGTCGTAACTCATCCTTGAGAGTAGCCACAAAGTACACGGAGGGAATCTGTGTTTTTGCGGTTTCAATCAAATCACGCACATCACTCTCTAACTCAGACCAAAGTTCACCATCACATTTGCATTCTTTGCCAACCCATGGTTTCTTCCCAAAATTGAGTCCTTTCGCAGTGTATGGATAACCAGGTGATTTCTTCGAATTTATTGATTTAATAGTTGGATCACCCGGAATGCCTTGAACACTCTGGGTTATAGTAAGTATCATAGGGTTCTGACCTTGAAGCGCATTATCTATGCGAGCAACAGCCATGTATGTCAATTCAATTTGCATCTGGCTTATAAATTTGGCCGTTGGAAGATCAATATGATCCCGAAAGAGTTTTCCTTCTTCCGGGGTCAATGCAATGAGACGCAACACTTTAGCATATATCTCACGTGGTGTTTTATCACTTGATGCATTTAAAGCATTCAAAAGCAAACTACGCCGCGAGATTTCTTCATTTGCAACTTCCACTATTCCCAAATCATCTGTTGAAAAATTTTGACTCACTGCTTTCTCATACGGACAAATTGAATTAGGCCCTATACGTAGAAATTTTTCCTTTGTGGCTTCAACTGCTTGTTTAATTGCCATCGGGGAAATATAAGGTAAACGGATAGACGTTTTCTCGAGCCCTTTCATAAGAATATCATGGATTACGCCACCCTGCGCTCTCCACACTTTCAAGTTATTATCATCAAGTCGAGTAATAACACCATCTCCCTCATAATATAACTCTCCTTTCTTCCCATAGAATATCCGATAACCTGGGGGATTCTCGAATGAAACTCTAAGAAGAGCAGGCGCTTTAAGTATGTCGATAGGGTAATTTCTCTTTGTCCTTGCTCGATAAATTTCTTTTAATTCAGGGAGATGAAGATGTGCAGCACTAGGCCGTATTGTTGTCACTAATGGTTGGATAGGAACTTTTCCTTCTAATCGGCCAATATAATGAAAGTCACCACTTGGGAGGTTGGCCACTGGAGCAGTCACATCTGTTTCGACAAATGGTTGAAGGTCAGGTTGTGAAAAACATTCAGAATCACAATAAGCGAGACGAGAAATTGCGTCATAAATATCCTCTTGCGTGACTGGTACACTATTGGCACGACCAATCTGTTTATCTCCAGCTACGTGAATCCCAACAAGTGAGCGCGTCAATTGTGGACTCTCCACGAAAAGAACCATTCCACAATCTCCTTGACGAGTATCGGCTTTATAATTATACCGATCTCGAATTAAACTTTGGAAATACGTTGGATTCACCTCAGGACCTGCACTCGCTATACCAATCAGATCTCGAGTAGATGTATCACCGTCAACACCAAAAGCCATAGCTTTATAACGATTCATTGGAGTAATATCCACACAAGGCAGCGCAACATTATAACAATCATCACGTTGGTTGTTAAAACGCTGTCCAACCAAATAACCACTCAAACCCGGATCGTTAAGTTTGCCATACTCATCTCGAGTGATAAATTTCTTAATCATCGATGAACAACTATGGCCTGACATATTCTTAACGCGCACAACAACAGCATCTTTTGCAAAGGGTTGAGGGTCATCTAACTGGGCACGAGATATTATCTGTGCATAATCAAGCAAATCAGCCACCATACATGTTATTCGATTTGGGTTAGTTTTCCGTGATCGTTCCAGAGTGGTTGGACCCCGCAGAAAACTAACCTCATCAGATTCTGCAATATTGCCAACACTCAATTGATATTTCAACATTAACATATAATGATGAGGCATCAAAAATATTCGGTCATTAAGGAAAAATATATTTCCAAAGTCATATTTTTGACCTTTCTTTGTAGTATGTACACGTAGCACAAACGAATTTTGTGGGAGAATATAGTCCAAACTCTGATCTGTAAGTTGGCAAGATTCAAGACGTACCAGAAACACTGGCAACAGTAGTTCTGTAGTCTCAATCTTAACCCCTTCTTCATAATCTGAGATGGTTGCACCTATCTCCTTAGCGACCCGTCCCACCTCTTTTGTGTCAAAAGCGTGGGAGGGTACATGAACAGCACAGGGACGAGGGCGTCCAGAACTCTCTGTTGATGAAGAACTACACATACTACCTCCCTCACTCAAAACAACATCATAACCACAATATTTAAAGAGAAAACTCAAATCAGACCCGGATAGTGGCACTTGTGCTCGCGATATAGCTACAGGAGGCGCGTGACTAAAAAGGCGTTTAAACCATGATGTCCTGTTTATATACTTTTTCTTCTCCAACTCACAAATACTAATAGCTGCTTGAACGTGGGGATTATTGAGTTTTGTAAACACCAAACGAGCTGTAGTATAACATGCAGCGGTTATTGTTATCCCGTAGGCAACAACGGCTGCCCAGCGCAACACTTGGACCGTATCCAATTCTTGAAC